GCCAATCCCGTGAATGACGAGCTCTTCGTCTCGGACATCGGATGGTTTGAAGTCTCTGTTGTTCATTTTAGTGTACCTTTTTGCTTAGGGGTTTGTCATTCTCTTCGACGTGGATGGCCACGTCCCGTAGGATTTTCGCGATCTTGTCAGCGCTCATGCCGCAGGTTCTGGCGTAGGTCACGCCCGTGGTCAGCAGCATGCTGATTCCCTTACTCGCGTCCGGGGAATAGGTGTCCGTCAGCAGCATCAGAAATGCCGAAAGCTGATACCCGGTCATGTCTTTCGGCATCATCTTCATGACCGCCTCCAACGTCTCCGGCGTCATGCCCCTTTGTTTCTCAGTCATGTCAGGTTCTCTCCTTTTGTTTGAGAAGGGCGCGTTGGATGGCTGCGGGGCTGCATGACCAGACGGCGTTGCTCTTCTTCTTGGGAACGTGGACCTCGGACCTTGGGACTTTGACCGAGGCTGGGATTTGCGGTGAGAAGATCGACATGGGCAGCATGATACCGAACCGCTCACAGGCCGCTTCGATGGACTTGGGGTGGAACCCGTAGTGCCGCGCTGCTTGGGCCTTGGACCAGCCCTTCTCGAGACAAGCCTCGATCATATCCCTAGTAATCCTCTTCCTTCCGCCATACATTAGCTCTCTCCTTTATGGCATTGATTTCAGGTAGGTTTTGTCTCAGCATATACATGATGAGGTCAAGTTGTTCTTGGGTGGCCCACATGCCACCCGGCACCCGGACATAGCCCGCTGCTCGCAGAGCGCGGGCACCGGGGCTCGTGTCACTGGATGCCCGGCTCATCAGTCCATGTTCCCATGAGCCGCGAGTTTCGGACTACGGGTCATGGCAGCATCTCCACTTCAACGGGCATGGTGGTGCACTCCATGCTGTAGTCATAGTCGAGGGCATCGCCCACTGGCCGCATCGCCTTCGTGCAGGCAGCTTCGGTCAGGAACGGGATGCCATAGGTGCTGCCGTCGAGCGGCCCACCGTGCATCGTGATCCAGAGTATAGCCACGTAGGTTGTCATGCTGCGTCTCCCATCTTCGGTGCGTGATATGATTTCTTGATGCCAAAGGCCGGGTGCCCCGACCAGAACCCCTCGATCCACTGATACCAGAGGCCGTCCTTGCGCTGGGTGGTGTTCTTCCAGCCCTCCTCGGCCCTGCGCCAGTGCCCACGGGTGTAGTGCAGTGGCATGCAGCGCACAGGCTCGTCGCGGGTGAGCTTGGCCTTGACCTCTTCGCCAATGTTCCACGTGATCTTGTGCCATGCGTCAGTGGCGTAGCCCCCGCTGCGCTTGGCAGCGCGGCGCTCTTGCCTCGATCCGGCAGGTTCTTTCTTGGTGAAGCTGGGCTGGTTCAGGAGGGAGCACATCGTGGCGACGGTCAGAACATTCATGGTGTAGATTTGCTGGTCTTTCTCATCCCCGTCAGCCGCAAAGGCTGAGATAAGAAGGGGCTCCTCCACGCCGACCTGATACGACCCCATAAACAGGGCCCCAAAGTAAGGGGATATAATGTACACGAAGTTTTTCCCCGATCCTTCGGGGTCGGAGAGGGCGAGGTACATGAACGGAAGGTTTTTCGCCCTGCCTGTGAAAGACATCTTGGTGCCGGGAGACCAGAACGCGCAGATGTCTGACGGCAGGCGGCAGTCAACGTCCAGAATAACTTCTTCGGTGATCTTCCCGCCGTAAGTATTTTCATACACTTGGTCGACCGCCCGGGCGACGCTATCGTCAAGCTGGTAAAAGTCACACGCCTCAAGTGCTTCCTTCACATGTCCCGCGGTGGCGATGTCGTCCTCTGTTACCCCTACCATGTTCTTGACAAGAGGCTGCGCCCGACGGCACATCTCCGCCATCTCGACAATGGAGCTTGGCTCTCGGACCTTGGTCATTGCTTCATCCCCACCATCGAGCCGTTCCCACTTAGCCATGATCCTCTCCCTCGTCCTTGATCTCGTCGTGCAGCCACTGGCCGTCCTTCTCGCCGTAGTCGTCCTGAAGCTTGTGCAGGAGCCAATCGCCACGGTCCTCCTCGTCGTCCGGATCGTCGATCTCGCCCGAGCCGTGGCAGTTTTCGCAGTTGTCCTCGTACTCCTCGATGAAGCCCACGTCGCGGCCGACGTTGTGGCTGTAGACGCGCTCATATACAATCGTTCCTGAGCCGTTGCACTCTGGGCAGGCTTTTAGATACTGTGGCACTTTTAGATGCTGTGGCATGGGTCTGTCCTCAAATGCGTTTCATGGGTCTGGTGCGGAAGAACCCCGCATATTGCGGGTTGTCCGTCATGAAGAGGCGCGAGTAGAGCGCAATGAAGTCATTGCTGATCTTGTAGTCATCGCCCTTGGTCACAATGCTGGTCTCCCAGCGGATGCGGTTGATGATGAGCCATGCGCTGAGCTTCGTGTGGCCATTTGAGATGGCCTCCTTCGTGAAGCGCGAGAAGAGCTCGTAGAACTCAGGGTTCTCCTTGTGCCAGCGCTGCCATTTGATAAGCAGCGAACTGTCCAGCGCGTCTTCTTCGGTGGTGGTGTGTTCGTAGGTCATGCGTGAAACTCCTCTACGCCAAAGTCTCCGCCGCTGATGACGGCAAAGGCAAACATTCCGGGGTGGTCGTGCTCGAACCGCTCTCGCGCCTCGAACTGGGTCTGGCAGGAGTAGATTTCGTAGGACATGTTCAGGTCCTCGTCTTGCCACATGAAAAGCCAGCGCATCACACCACCACCCTCCTCACGACGGGATGTGAGCCATGCCTCCTCCCCACACAGCCGAATCAGATGCTTCAAACGCTGCACCAGCTCCGCACGCTGCAAGTAGAATTGCATCTGGCCAACGTCCTCGTAGTCAGGGACCTCGCTAAACTTCGTGGTGGTGATGTCGTTCTCCGCGCATTCCAGCGCAACCTTGGCCTGAACAATGGACAGGCAGATCATCGGTTCTTGGACCTTGGACATTAGTAACAATCCTCCGAGTTGCGGTTGAATACGACAGTGAACACCTCGTTCAAAATGTCGTCCATTGAACGACCCGGGTCCGAGAACGGACGCGCAGGGACAAGCTCGACAGAAGAGGTGGGGGCGGGGCTTAGAGGGCCGCGGGCCTCGGACCTTGGGTCCATGATAGTCTCCAGTGCTTCTTGTCAGACATGTTGGTTCTTCGATTGGTGTGGGGTTAAACGTTGGCAGCGGTGGCAGTGAGCTTGGCGGGCGAAAGGCCCCGCTCCTCGGCAGCCTCGATCATACCGCTGATGACGTGGTTGCGGGCTGCGTCGGACCTGCCATCCGTCCATTCGTCATGGATGACTTGAAGGTCGATCAGGAGGTCCTTGACATCCTCCGGCATGCTCCCCGGCAGGTCAGGATAGTCCTTGGTCAGGGAGGACATGACCGTCTTCCTGAGAGCCTCGACACGATGCCGATAATCGGGGGTCGATTGAGGGCTTATGGTCAAGCCCTCAATCGACGGGTCGTAGTCCTCGTCCTTGATCAGCGCCCCCACGAAGCAGCGGTTGCCGTCCTTCGTGCGGTAGCAGCAGTCGCCCTTGTGGTTCTGGGCAGGGCCCGACATGCCAAGGAAGTGCTCGGCAACGCGGTCAAAGATGGACTGAAGGGTGGTGTGGCTGGTGTCGCCCATGTCTGTTCTCCATTTGGTTTAGGTTGTAGGTGCTACTTGTGTAAAACAAACAAGTGGAGGTGTCAAGATGGTTGGGGGTGGGGAGCTTGGGTGGGAGGTTCTTGGGCCGGGGGCGAAGGTGGTTGGGCCGGGGACCTTGGCTCTTCAAGGTGGTTTCGCGGGCCTCGGACCTTGGTGCTTTACGAGTTTCTCTTATAGCTCCAAATCTCAAACGAAAAAAAAAAAAAAAAAATTCAAAGTGACCGTAAATAGCGTAAAATGCGTAAATTTGACCTATAAGTATATGATGTTCATGGATATTATTTTTTACACTACGAGTAGGTCATTTACAAAGTAGTGGAAATATCTTCCCAGTCTGCCCTGTCACTTTTCGTTTTCGCAACCTTTTTTCCCTTCGCCCCGGGAAAAACCGCTATAGGGGGAACTCGCGCTGCCCCTCCTTGTAAACGCGGCCAGCGCCCGGTATGATTGTTGAAACACCACAAGTAAACAGGTGCAGCATGGTTGAGAAGAAGAAGCCGGGGCCAGTGCCTCGCGCGAAGTGGGAGAAGACCGTTGACCCGGAGCCCCTCTTGAAGTCACAGGCCGAGCTTGAGCTTGAAGAAGAGTTCGGCCGGGAGATCACTGTCAGGCAGCGCAAGTTTTGCGAGGAGTACGTGGAAGGACGGATGACGGCGACCGAATGCGCCCGTCAGGCTGGCTACAACGTAGGCTCGGCTGGCGAGATAGCTTCGAAGCTTCTGAACGGTCGCGCCTTCCCGCACATCCCCCGATACATCGCCCAGCTTCGCGAGGAGAAGGAGCGCCTCTACGGAGTCACGCTGTCGGGTCAGCTTGAACGCCTCTACAAACTGTCCCGCGCTGCCGAAGACGGCGGGCAATTCTCTGCCGCCATCAACGCGGAGAAGATCAGGTCTGCGCTTGGCGGTCTGACGGTTGACCGTCGCGAGAACATCAACACCATCGACCAGATGACGCGGGATCAGATCACCGCCCGCCTTGCTGAGCTTCAGCAGAAATACCCGCAGGCTTTCATCGTCGATGCGGAATATACGGAGGTGCCCAGTGGCAGGACCAGAGGCAAGGGTGTGGGCAAATATGCGGAAATCGCTGCCCCCGAAGTGCCACGCGACGCGGATTGAGAACCGCCATGGTGGCGGCATCCCCGATGTGCACATTGCCATCGAAGGTGTGAGCTTCTGGGTTGAACTCAAGGCCAACAACAACACAGCCCCAGCTTTGCGTCCGCAGCAGGCGGCTTGGCATGCCAGACAGGCTTCTTGCGGTGGCCTCTCATACGTGCTCTGCGGTTTTCCGCACCCACCCTACGTCAAAATATGGAGGGCCTCTGCGCCCTCTCCTACGAGCTCTACGGGCATGCTCTGCGGCCCCGCGCTGATCGAGTCCGACAGCATGGCCGACGCTCTGCGCCTGCTCTTCGCCGATGCCCTGCGGCTGAACGCGGAGCGGAGCTCTGCGGCCTTGCGCTTGTCGGGCGGAACGGAAAAGACCCCCGACGCCTAAGCGCCGGGGGCAAGGTGGCCGCGCCCGAGGCGGAAGGGCGCGGCGCGGCAAATCAATGCTGCACAATCGCGACGGATTTAGGCGACCGGGTCGCAAGCCCCGCGCAAAGCTTGCAAGCTTCGCAGGTTGTCCGCCGCCCCGCTTCTTTACTGGCCGGGCACATAACTTCCCGGGCAAGATCGATTTCTGCGACGTCCTGCACCACGCGGAACGTGCGGGCCCCGGCTTCCCAAAAGGCCAGCGCTTGCGCCAAGGTGTCGGCGCTTTGCATGGCCATGGCCGGGCGATATCCGGCCTGATGTGTGTATGCGGTCCAGCCTGCGGCCTCGCTCAAAAGCGCGTCCCAAACTTCCCCCGGCACGGCGGCGGGGTCCCCGTATGTGCCCACGCGCACCATGCGACCTCGCCCGATATCGGCCGCGCTTTGGTGCACATAAAGGCCGCGCTGATAGGCTTTCCAAATTGACAGAACGCCCTGACCCAACACCACATAACAGGTCCGCCCTTTGGCTTGCTTTGCGGCGGGGTCTGTTGTCGGGATGCCCCGATGCGGGCAGGTGCCACAGATAGCCGAATCGTCCCCGGTCTTGCTGGCCGTTAGCGGGTCCATATCGTCGCGCAAGATGTAGGTTTGCACCATTGCCCCGGTCTTTTTGTTCCGCTTGGAAAAGGTCGCAAGGACCACGATAGGCGCGCCGTCGATCAGCGACGGCCCCTGATAGATGATGCCGGAAGAAATTGTTTCCCCCGCCCTCTGCGCAAGACCCTTTTTCATTTTGCCGTTCTCCTTTTGCCGATGCCCGAGGTCCGCGCCCCGGTATGCAAGAACACTAGCACAGTTGTTGATAATCAACAAGTAAAAAGCGCAACGGTCCCCGGGCCCCGGTCCGCGGAGCTTGCCACATTGCGCAGCGGTCCGGGGCCCTGCGGCCCCGCGCGGTTCTTTTATTTCTCTGCGGCCCCGCGCCCTTTTTAAATATTGCGCGAGCTCTGCGGCCCTGCGGCCCCGCGCGGTTTTTTCCACGTCCGAGGCCCGAGGAACGAGGGCCGAGGACCGCGGGTCTCGTGCGTAAGCAAGAGGCCCGCTGACCGCTTGCGAGCGACTAGCGAGCTCCGTTTCTAGGATGGCTTGCGAGCGACTAGCGAGCTCCATTCCAAAGGTCGTAGAGCGACCCGGTTGCCCGGGTCGCTCTGTTCTTAGCCAAGGCGCTCGATGGTGCCTGAGATATTGGAGCGCTTGCCGTGGGTCTCGAGCCACTCCGGCGTGGCTGCGACGAGCCTGCCGTAGGTAATGATCTCGTTGGCGTAGGTGTCGCCCATCTCGAACTCGCCCCATGTGTTTTCCGACTTGGCCGCGACCATCCAGCGGGCGTAGCGGTCCTTGAGCTCGTTTGCGGGTGCCTTGTAGGTCTTGAGGACCCGCCACTCCCATCCGCCCGGTGCCTGATAGATGGCGTAGGGTGCGTCGGTCTTGCGGGATTTTGCGAAGGGGTTAGCCATTGTGTGTCTCCATTGTGTTGAGGGATGGGCCGGGGACATCGCTGCCCCCGGCGTTGTTGTCAGAACGGCAAGTCTCCGTCGTCCACGATAACCTCGATCCGAGGCAGTGACCTGATCCAGTGTGTGTAGTGCGAGTACTTCTCCGCGACGCTGATCGGTCCGACGTGCGCCTCGTATGACCGGATGAACACCGGGGCGTCGCAGTCCTCCTCGAGATAGACGACATCGCCCTGCTGGTAGCTGTAGGCGCTGAAGTCGCTGGGCGCGAGGTTTGCTTTGAGCAGCTCGGTCACGCGGACCTCGAGCCAGCCGTGGGAAGGATCGGTGTGGAAGGTGAAGGTTTGCATTGTGTGCTCCTGTTGTGTGAGTGGGGCGACGCTGCCGCCGCCCCTGTTGAGATTAAGCGTGGTGCTCAAGTGCGTTGGATGCGAGACGCTTCATCATGCCCGTCAGCGGGTTGATGAAGTGCTCGTCCATCCCCATGTCCTTGGCCCGATCCATGACGCGACCCAGCATCGCCATGAACTCCTCGTGCTCGAGCTCGGCCTTGGACTTGAGGCCCTCGATGTAGACGTGCGCCTCGACCAAGCTGTCCGAGATCAGCGACGCGTCGTCACCGTAGAAGGACTTGTAGGTGTATTGCGAGTCGTCCCGAACCTTGAAGCTGACCTCGATGCAGGTCGCCCGCCAGTCCTTTGTCGAGACCGAGAGCGTCACCTCCGGGTCGATGAAGTCCCGGGACTTGAGCCGAGCCTGAAGAGCCTTGATCGCGACGTGGAGTTCGAGTGCGTTGATGTTTGTCATTTGCCGTTTCCTTTTCGAGTTAGACCGTCGATCATCGAACGGTCGTTCCCACCTTGCGAGAACGCCCCTTCGCGAACATAGCACCCTGAAAAGTCAAGATTCGGCTTTGTGCATGTCTGTTCTTGCAACTGATCTTGGTCCGCCCGCGCTGAGCCTGCGAAGCGCGGTTAACAGCGGACCAACACCCAAGAAGAACTGATATGCGCAAAGGTGAATCGACCCCCTTGCGGGGTTGACTTTTCGATGTCGCAGGGCCGTCGCCCTTTTGGCGGCGGCAATGCGACTGGGTGATATGGTAAGATGGCTCGGGGCGGAGCATGGTGGGACGGTCGTTTGATGATAGATAAGAACAGGCTCGCCCGCGCCCTTGGGCGCGGTTAACAGCGAGCCTTCCTCTTTGCCATGGCAATGGCAAGTCCCCTTGCTGCGCAGCCCTGCTGCGACTGGCAAGGGGTTCTACTTTCACCTTACCTTCACCCCTTGGCCACGGTTCTCCGTCCGGGGTAACTGGACCCAAAGTCCACCGAAATCCGCTCAATGCGGATGAGGGGGACCCCCCTTTTTGGGGGTGGGTCGCTGCGGTCGGCAGTATATTACTGGTTTCACAGAATCATTCGGCCCTAAATCCATTGCCCAAGGTCCGCGGACCAACAAAAGTGAACCAACCCCACCCCCTACAATAAACAAACAACCAGCATCCAAAAAATATACAACCTAATTTCATTTGGACTTGTTGACAACCAACAACACCTAGACTAACAAGGTCCAAGAACCGCGAGCCTGTGGACGAGCAGGACGTCGAAATCACTGGCGTAGCAATCTGAGGAGGGACGACCATGAACTTTGGAGACGCGCTTGCCGCGCTGAAGGACGGAAAGCGGGTTGCCCGCTCTGGCTGGAACGGGAAGGGGTTGTGGCTTGAGCTGCAGCGCCCCGACGCACACAGCAAGATGACGCTGCCCTACGTGTATCTGAACTACCCTGCCGACGCTGCCAACACGCCCGGGGCCCGGGTGCCGTGGCTGGCCTCGCAGACGGACATGCTTGGCGAAGACTGGAAGATTGTGTGATGCCACTCAAGTTCAAAGAAGACCCCGACTTCGCTGCCCACAACCAGACGGCCAACGACACGGCCGCGAGGGAGTTGTCACACATTCTGGAGCAGATCGAGTCTGCGCAGGCCAGTAAGGCTGACGCATCGAAGGACGAGAGCGATCTTTATGTGGTGGCAAAGTCCAAGGGCTACAACATCCGCGCGCTCAGGCGGCTTGTCAAAGAGCGCAAGCGGGATGCTGACGACCTGCGCGAGGAGGAGGACGCCTTGACCCTATACAAGCAGTTTGTTGGTATGATATAAGTCGGATACCCCGGACCTCCACGGGGTTGCTGCTTCCGCCATCGACTCCTCCCCCTCGGCGTTGAAGCCGGGAAACCCTGCCCTGCAAGGCGGGGTTTCTTGTTTTTGGCAAGTCTATGATCTGTCATGTATTTGTGGTAGGTTTTGCCAAAACATGCGGCAGGCCGGAGGTTTTCATGGTTGCGGCGGAGGGTGTTGCGCGGGCGGGGGAGTTCCTTGCCGCATCGATTTTGGAGGCCCGAGGTTCGCGGGCCTCGCACGTAGCAATCTATGGCACGGACTTGTGGGTCGAGACGCCCAGCGGGCGGATGCTGCGGGTTCAGGTCAAGACCTCGTCCAAGCCTGTCCCGCCGCGGCCTCCGAATGGGGAGGTGTATCGGTTTTTGAATCCACGCACGACGAATGCGCATTCCCCGCCCGACCTATACCTGCTTGTCGCGCTGGATCGGCAGCTTCTGTTGGTGCGGGAGAAGATGACCGTCGGGGGCATTAGGGTGCCGGTCGCGCGGTTTACGCCCGAGGACCAAGAGGCGGGGATCGAGAAGTATTTATACTAGCTCCGCGGACCTCGGACCTTTGCACAGGTTTATTGAACGCCTGCGCTTGCCGTGCTAGGCTACAAAAAACCTTGGTCACTGGGACGAGGTTCCCACCGAACGGAGAATGACATGAAGGGCAAGATCAAAGTTACTGCCTCTGGGGGCACTAACCCCGGTGCTAACTTGAAGCCGTTGGAAAAGCGCCCGCGCCCGCGCCCGATGACGGTGCCGGGCGTCGACCTCGCAACCGCGAACCCAGTCAACATGAGCGGCCGCATGGACAAAGCTCCCCCGCGCCGCACCCCCGCCGCCGAGATCAAAGGCTATCTCGCAAAGGTGGCCCGCGAAGACCGGGAGGATCAAAAAGCCAAGGAAAGGAACCTTGAGCGCGCGATGCGCGGCACGGAGTCCAAGGCCATCAAGGAAGACCTCCGCGCTGCCCGCGAAGACCGCATGTCCAAGTCTTCGGCTCCGAGCAAGTCGCCCCGCCCGATGTCGCGCCCTGCGTCAGCTATGGGCGGCAAGTCCTCTGCCCCGAGCAAGTCGCCCCGCCCGATGCGCAGCCCCGTGAAGAAAGCCATGGGCGGCATGATCGGCTACAAAGACGGCGGCTGCGTGATGGCTGGCCGCGGCGGCAACTACAAGGGATCGATGTGATGAAAACCGTTGGCAAGATCAAGGCCGTCAAGGTCAAGACGGGTGACAAGAAGGCGGCCGACTACGACGCCAAGATGTCCGAGTTGGACTATCCGGGGACCAAGGGCGTAGCTCTTCCGGAGTCTGGTAAGCAGCAGGTTTCCGGACTTAAGTTTTCCGGGACCTATTAACCCCCCCCCCTCGATAGGAGAACCCTGACATGAGACCCGGCCCAAAAAAACCCGGCGAATCCGCCGCCGACTACAACGCCCGCATTAAGGCGATGGAACAAAAGTTCCTGAACCGCCCAAAGGGTCCCAAGACCGGCGGCGGTGCGCCGGTAAGGCCAGATCGCCCCGCCATGCCTTCCAAGCCCACCACCCCTGTTAGGCCTCCCAAGCCCCGCCCCGGTGAGCCCCTCCCCGGTCGCGGCACTGCCGCAGCTCCCGGCTATGGTGGCGGCAAGCCCCGCCGCATGATGTCCGGCGGCATGGTCAAAGGCAAGAAGAAGTAAGTCATGAACTACAGCGAACTGGCAGCGTCCTATGCCCGAGCATATGGGCTCGACCCCGAAATCTTCGTGCGTCAGATGATGCAGGAAAGTGGGTTGAACCCTGACGCGGTCAGCCCAAAGGGCGCTGTCGGTATCGCGCAGATCATGCCTGACACGGCCCGTGATCCGGGGTACGGGGTCCGTCCAATCGAGGACCCGACAGACCCCGAGGAGGCTTTGCGATTCGGAGCCGAGTTCATGCGGGCTATGCTGGACGAGTTCGGCGGCGACTACAAGCTCGCCCTGTCCGCCTACAACGCGGGAGCCGGAGCGGTGAAAAAGTATGGTGGTGTCCCACCCTTCCAAGAAACCCAGAACTACGTCAACACGATCCTTGGCGGGGCGATGCAGCCCGACGTACCGGGCGCCCTGTCCATGGGAAGCCCCGGCTCGCTGCCCAGCGAAGACCTGATGTTTGGAACGCCCGAGGATGAGGACAGACAAGCGCTCATCAAGTCGGTTTTGGGCCGTTTCCGGCCCAAGGACCAAGGCGCGATGGCCGAGGACCTAGCAAGGTTCTCCGCGATCAACGCTCAGGGTGGAGGCCGGACGGCTGCACCGAGCGGGGAGGGGATTTTTGCCCTTCCCGAGGCGCGCTCGACCATGACTGCGGTGGAGCGGCTGCGGGGATTGCAGTGATCCGAGAGCCGCGGACCTCGGACCTTGGGGATTTGCTGGAGCTGATGCGGAAGATGCACGTCGAGACTCGGTTCTCGGCGTTTTCTTTGTCGGAAGAGCGTGTTTTGGACGGGTTGTCTGGGTTTTTGAATCCCGAAAATGGGTATTTTGGGCAGGTTTTGGAGGTTGGCGGCCGGGTTTGCGGCGTTTTCTTCGGTCACTGCGGCCAACTGTGGTTTTCCGAGGAACTTTGCGGGTTTGACGACCTGCTGTACGTGGAGCCGGAGGCACGAGGTTCGGGGGCCGCCCGGATGCTGCGCAGGTTTGAGGCTTGGTGCCGGAAAAAGGGCTGTTCTGCGGTCTTGGTTGGCGTCTCAAGCGGTGTTATGGTAGGGCGGACGGGCGCGTTGCTCGAAAAACTTGGCTATGGCCACCTTGGCGGCCTGTACAGGAGGCATTTCTGATGTGCGGTGGTGGTGGAGCGGGCGGCGGTGGCGGCGGTGGCGGCGGGGCCGGTAAAGGAGCAGCGGCGGCTAAGGGGTCTACGGCGGCTAAGGGGTCTACGGCGGCTAAGGGGTCTACGGCGGCTAAGGGGTCTACGGCGGCTAAGGGGTCTACGGCGGCTAAGTCCGGCACGGTGAGTGTGTCGACTCCTGCAGGTATGAAATCTGTTTCCGCTGGTTCGACGGCGGCTGGGTTAAAATCTTCCCCCGCCGCACAGGCCGTCTCGTCGGCGGCTAAGTCCTCCGCCCCGGCGGCTAAGTCCACAAGCGGCTCCGGAGCAAAGCCCTCGGACAAAGCACCGTCGGTATCAACTAAGGCCCCCGAGCTTTCAAAACCGAAAGGTACTTCGCAGGTCACGGTCAAAGACACAAAGACCGTGTCCACTCCTGCTGGACCGAAATCTGTTTCTATCTCGTCTTCGGCCGCAGGCGTAAAGGCGTCCCCGGCCGCACAGGCCGTCTCGTCGGCTCCTAAGTCTTCGGCCCCGGCGTCGGCCCCCGCGCGTAGAGATACGTTCAAAGCCGGAGACACTGTTTCCAAGGGCATGTCCGTTGCGATGGACTTGAAAGAGGGCAGCAAGCTCAGCTCCACCGACGCAATGCGGGCAAATATGGCGGTTGGGACGCGTACTCCTGCTGGGGTTCGCGCGGTATCCCCGACTTCGAGCACGGCCCAGTTGACCACCACCCCATCCTCTCGGGCAGCGATGCAAGCCATGGTCAACGCACCAAGGGCCACGGCACCAGAAACGCTCCCCTCAGTGCAGCCTGCCAAGCCGTCCGCGGCAACTCCGGTGACGGCCGCCTCGACAACAGACCCTTTCAAGCTGTCTACCGTAAAGACCCCGGACATGGTTCGGGCGGAAGACGTTAAAATTGTGGACACTCCTGCGGGTCCGAAGACGGTTTACCAGCCGTCTACGACACAGGTAACGCTGTATTCGGAAGACCAGTTCAACCAGATGTTCCCGTCTTCTACGGCAAGCTCGACTGGGGCTCTTCCGACGGGCGGTCCGGGGGCCTTCCCGTTTACTCCCGGCGGTCTCCCCGGAGGGTCTGCCACCACTGCCACTACGGCAAGCTCGACTGGGGGTCTTCCGACGGGCGGCCCGGGGGCCTTCCCGTTTACTCCCGGCGGTCTCCCCGGAGGGTCTGCCACCACGGCCACACAAACAAGCCCCGGCGGCGGTCGAGAAACCACCACGGCCACACAGACAACCCCGGGTGGCGGAACGACAGGCGGCGGTGGCGAGAGGGACACTGGCGGTGGCGGGAGGGACACTGGCGGGGGAGACACTGGCCAGCCCGGCGGCGGAGACACTGGCGGAATTGACACGCTTATTCCCGACACTGGCCAGCCCGGCGGCGGAGACACTGGCGGAATTGACACGCTTATTCCCGACACTGGCCAGCCCGGCGGGGGAGACACTGCCCAGCCCGACACTGGCCAGCCCGGCGGCGGAGACACTGGCGGAATTGACACGCTTATTCCCGACACTGGCCAGCCCGGCGGGGGAGACACCGGAACTGGAACTGGAACTGGAACTGGAACTGGAACTGGAACTGGAACTGGAACTGGAACTGGAACTGGAACTGGAACTGGAACTGGAACTGGAACTGGA